CGCTGTTTGTGTTTGCACTAGGATTGCCTATCACAAAGAAATCTTCATTACAATCACAACTTGTTCCAGCACCTAATGTTCCAACGCTGGATCCTGTTGTTAAATCAAATACTTCACTACCACTGGCATCAGCAACCAATAACTTATCACCATATATGGCTAGGTCATCTGGATTGCTATATGATAGTGTAATTGTTCTTAGTAATGATCCATTGCTCATATCCCAAACATATAAGTCTTCTGTTGATGCTGTTGAAGCCACATAGTAATCCTGCGAAGCCGCAACCAATTTAAAATCACTTACACCTGATATTGTATTTTCAAATTCTTTATAAAGATAATTTCTAACACCAACACCACCATCATTTTTTGGATAGAACACCCAAACTTTGCTTTGTGTTGAATCAATTGTAACAATTTTATCCAAGTTTAATGCTGTTGATGGTGTGGTATGCCTAGGTGTTGAAACAGCCAATCCTGTTGTGTGAAAACTATAACTTGCGTTTGGATCAACACCGCCAAATGCCCCTTGCCACCATGACGCACTAGCAATATCGCTGGCATAGGGTAATGAAATATCAGTGCTGACGTTCCAAGTTCTGACGTATAAACGTAATTTTGAATTGCTATCAAAGAACGCTAAAAATAGATCATCCATTTCTATATTATCTGCACGATAGGTAGTTAGATCATCAATTACATCTGATTGTGGAATGTCTGTGTCATCATAATCCAATCCATCTATTGTGTGTATCGCAGTAAATTTTAGATCGTTTGGTGATATGCTAGTATCGTAAAATACTTGATATTGGTCAGCCGCCATTATACCGCTGTTATTGTATGGTGTGGTAAAGGTTGTTGTTGTATTACCAAAGTCAGGCAATGCATCAACATCTGCTGTAAGTGTTGCCGTGCTTGACAGGCTTTGCACACCATCAAATATTGCGTTTGCTGTTGCTGTTATGGTAAATGTTCCAATGACCAACATATCATATGTAACTGGATTCATTGTAAATGCACTAAACAGATATGATGCTGTATTGTGTTGAATGTTTCCTGTTGCTGTTAATGTGGCACTGGCAGATAAATTTGCTACTGGTTTGAATGCTCCAACCGTCCATTGTTGACTCTTTCTTATTCCATTATTTGTGTATTCAATTGTACAGGTATATTCAAAACCACCTTGGCTTCCGCTTGGTATATAAATTGTTGGAGTTCTAATTGCTTCCCAATCACTTATGCTATCAATACCTTGAATCAAATAAACTCCGCTTGATATTGTTGTTTTTGTAACGCCTGCAGGCAATGTTCCCCATATCGCTACTGCTCCATCAAGACTGCTTACATCAACCTTAAATGTAATATATGTTTCTGTTGGTTGAACAATTTCTTGTATGTCAATGCTTCTTTGCAAAGGAAAGTTTTCTGTTGTTAGATCCACCACAATATCAACAGCGGATGGATATGTAAAAATTACATTGCTAGGACGATTGTCTGTGTATGTTAATACACCATCTGAAAAATTGTTTAATTCTTGTAAGGTAGCCATTATGTTATTTCAATCTCCCCACTTGGAACACCCGCACCATAACGTGTGTTTTGCAAATAATCATTTATAACATCACCTGGCTTGGTCATTGTGTTAGAAAGTTTAAATTTAATGTCCTTACCAACCGTTGTTAATTTTTGTTTTTTGTTATAGGTAAACTTAATCAAACAAAATACCAAATCATTCATTGTGTCTGTTGATGTCCAGTGAGGCATCAAATCATAAGCATTTAATGAATTTTGTGCTGAATTACCTTGAATAATTGTAGGAGTTGTGCTATTGCCAAAGAAAGGATAAACCTTAATTAATCCACTCCATACATTACTTGAATTACCATTGTCATCAAAAATATTATCTACGGTAACACCATCACTTTTAAAACCTAGGCGAAAATTGTCTATGTAAACTTCATTAAATGTTATTGCACTGGCTGTGCCATTAATTAGATTGCCTGTCTTTTCACAAAGTGTTAGGCAGATCCACATATTTTTATTACCTGGCTCTAGATAAGCATCTGTAATTTTACCTGGAACGTATGCTGTTCCATATAACACTGGAACTGAATGTTCTGTATCAGGATCTATTATTATTTCTGTGCCTGGATCAGGCTGATCATTGCCCTTATTGGCACTCTTAAGCACACGGTTAAGAGCATAACCTAAAAGAGCGGTTCTTGCTAGTGTTCCGCCAATGCTATCGCCAGTTACAAAACCAATTGCTTTTTTACCATATGTTACAATGCTATCTATAAAACTCATTATGGTGCTCCAAAATCAAATTTAGTTCCTTTAATTGTTGGAACCCTGTTCATTGCTGTATCGCTAGGAAAAAAACGTTGCTCACTTTGTGGATTTGTTTTTCTACCAGATATCTTTTGTTTTAAAACTTCAATATTGCTAGAACAATCTAACAAAATAATATTGTTTGCTGTTCTTTCTTCAATTCTATAATCTTCTTGCAATGAGTAATTGTTTACCCTGCCAAAAAAGTAACCTTGTGTTGCAATATAACTACCAGCAACCGTATAGAACTGGCGATATATTTTTATATTGCTACCTTTAATTCTACTATAAACTATTTCTTGAATTGCGTTTGTTGGAATACCACTAATTGTTACCGTAATGCTGTTATCAGTTGGTCTTAATTCACTTGCCGTTGCTGTAACGCCTAGCAATCTACCAATTGAAGTGTATGTTTCACCGTCTATTGTTCTAGTATCAGGATCATCAGTAAAACGCAATACCTGAGGTGTATAACTGCCTGAACTGGTTGTTCTGTATTCGTCAATAGCCAGTCTTACGTAAACATGGCTTCTTACTGATGTATAGGAGTCCAAATTTGCCATTTAAACCTCCACAAATACAAATTCACCACTCCAACTGACCTGATCAAAACCAAACACGGTCCATTGAGGAAAGTCAACGCATAAAACCGTATAACTTTCTTCACTACCTGGAGTAACGTTTCCATAATACCATGGAAATTGCGAATAACTGATTGTTATTGTAGCAGAAGTATGTCTATCCAATGCTTCTGCCGCCTGTATATTGGTATAGATATCACTCCATCTAGGTCCATCTGGCAATCTAACACGAAAAACCTTTTTAGGTGTTCCACGACTAATTGCTTTAACGGTTCCATCACGTGATTGTGTTGATGCAACGGTATCTAATCTATCTATGCTTAATGTTGTTGCGTTATCCAATACCCATTGAAAACTCATCTACCTATCTCCTTATTGGTACTTTTCTAGCACCCTGTGCCGCAACAGAATGAATAAATCCTGGATCTCTTGCGACCATTTGTTTGAAACTTATGGCATCTACAGCATTGATGTTGTAGACAACATTCTGACTTCCACCTATTCCTTGCAATGGTGTAATCTGTGCAGGACCTGTAATAAGTTCAGGTCCATTCTCTCCTGCAATGCCAAATTTACCACTTGGTAGGAATCCGCCATTTGCAAAGAAGCCACCAAATAAACTGCCCAATGCTGAGCCACCTTGTCCTGCTTTACCAAATGCAAATACCTGTGAAATAATTTGTTGTATTTGTGAACGTAGTATTTGTTCAAGGATATCATTGATAAGTCCTTTGAATTCAAACTTACCTGTTTTAACAAAATCAACAATAGTATCTTCCATTGTTTGTGTTGTCTTTTTAAATATTTCTTCTGCCTTCTTAGCGGCGTTTGTGGCATTGTCAGCATATTCTTCAAATGCTCTCTTCCAACCATATTCAAATGAACGTTGCTGTTCATACACCTGTTCTGCAATTTCTTTTTGTTTTTGAATTGCCGCTTCTGTGCTTCTTGTGATATCCGCTATTGCTCTATCAATATCTTGTTTGTTTGCACCTTGACTTTCTAATTCACGTAATTCTTTAATTTGTGTGTTTAGATCACGTCGCATCTTTCTACTAACATTGTCAATGTCTTTTTCTAGTTCAGACATATTCAATTGATCTAATTCAACTTGTGCATCTTGCACACCTTGTGTTAATGATTCTGAATAATCATCAATTGATGACTTAAGATCAGATGCAAGTTTCTCCGCTTTGCTTAATGATCCAGTAAGTGTTTCTAATGCTTTGTTATAAACTTCTAATGATAATTGGCCTTTAGCAAATTCTTCATTTAATCTTGCCAATGCTTGTTGAGATATTTTAACCTGTTCAACACTATTTTGTGATTCTTGTATTAAAGTGCTGTAAAATTTATCTAATGGAGTAACCGTTAATTTTTGAATTTCTGATGTGTATTCAGCAACCGCTTTTTTGGCCGCTTCAATTTCAAATGTATAATCTTTTAGACCGCCAGCATTTAATTGTTGATTTTTATTAACAATCTCTTGTGCTTTGCTTAAATTCTCAAGTGTTTTTTGTGCTTCTGCTAATTTTCTATTTGCTTTTTCTAATGGTGTACCAAATTCAAGTTTAGCATATTTTTGTGCTTGATCAACACTTGCTTTAATACCTTTAACTTCTGCATTGATTAATTCATTTAATTTCTTCTGGTCTTCTGAAATTTTTCTTTGTCTTGCCGTAGTTTCTTCTTGTTGTTTCTTTTGTGTTACAGCAAGTTCTTCTAATTTTTTAATTACAGGATCTAATTCTTTTTGTAATTCTTTTGCTTGTTTAAGTAAACGAGGGTTAGGTACTCCAAACCCTAGAGTAGACTGGGCAAATGCATCTTTAATTTTTTTGTTTAATTCTTCAACAGCATCAGCCGCCCTAATTGATCCATCTTCAACACCTTTAAGTATTTGATCTGTATTAAGATTAACTAGAGCACCTTCAGTTTCGCCAATTTTATCTAGTGTCCTTGTTATGTTTTTTAATACGTTTTCATATAATTTTGCAAATCCAGTACTTTCTGCTATTTTGTTAGCCGCTCTATCAAATGCATCACCTAATGCTGTTTCTAATTGTGCTATTGTAACTTGTTGTGATTTAAATGCGTTTGTAAGTGCTGTTGATTTTTCAAATAAATCAAACATCACTTCCGCTGATAGTTCACCAGAACGTGACATCTTACGCAATTCGCCAACCGTCTTACCACTTTCTCTTGCCATGATAGCAAGTGCAGGACCTAATCCTTCAACAATACTACGGAATTCGTCACCACGCACCTCGCCTGATGCCATTGCTTGACCAAACTGCCTAATAACAGCATTGGCAGTGGCAGTATCTGCACCAGCGACTTGTAATGCTTGTGATAGTTTTTCAGTAACGCTAATAACACGTTCTTCACTAATGCCTAATGCATCAGTTGTTACACGCAATTTAACAAACAGATCTAGGAAGTTTTCAAATGAAGTTCTACTTTGTATGGCTGATTGTTGCAATAGACCCATCACACGATTTAGGTCTTCAGTACCATTTGTAATAAGTCTTAATTGGTTTTCGTATGTTTGAAATTTCTTAGCAGATTCAAGTATTCTTTGGCCAAATTGCACAACCTCTCTAACAGCAAGGACACCAATAAAACCTTTAACCGCAGTTCTTAATGTACCTAAAGATTGTTGTGCTTGTTTTACATTAAACTCTATTGAATACTTGTCTTTTTGCATACTATCTTCCTTTGATTATCCTTCTAACTAAACTTATAACGTATTTAATCGTTGGATTGGTCATTCCTTGCTTGGCTTGTCTGCTGTGTCCTTCATTTAATGGCACAGCATACTTGTAATCAGCATGAATTGTATCGCCTTTTTTAAACTTTGTATTTCTTCTGGCATTACCCGTGTCAATTGGTGTTATGCTTTTAAAATAGGTGTATGCTTTCTTAGGAACTTTATCTAATTCACGTCTAATCCTTTTCATGCGAGGGGATATGGCGTTTCTTGTTTGTTTAACCTTCATCTGTCGCTCCTTTGCTCCTAACTGCATTTATCATGTTTTGCAGTTGCTCTGTGCTATAATCACTGCCCAACGTTGAACCTTGTTTAGGATTCTTCGCCAGCCAGTTTTCATAACCAACTGCTGTTTCTGCCACAAACAAATCCATTGTTGTGCCAGACTCCAATATCTTTGACGGTAAGTAACCATAACGCTTTGCTAAAAAATCTACCGTTAGCAAGGCATTCAAGTCAGGTGTTATTTTTTTGTAGTCTGGCTTACGGAATTTCCCAGGCTATCTACCACCTTCTGTATTACTCTCATCATTACTTTAACAGGAATGGTTGATTCCTTTGTAATAACTTGTTTACCATCTTTATCTAAAACCAATTTTTCAACCAACGTTGCAATTTCACCATAGTTTTCTTGTTTGATTGTTGCCATTTGCATAAAGACATCCATCTT